TATCTGTCCAGAACTTTGCCATTAGATTCCCTTCTTCTCTCTAATTAGTCGAAAAAAACAAAAATCCAAGAAATAGAATTATCTCTCGGATTACTTGTTAGCCTTCTTAGCTTGCTCCGCTTCTCTCTTGATCTCCGCAACTAGCCTTTCCAGGAACCAGCGCCGGATGACGATGGGCAGGTTATACGCTTCTATGAAACTCCAGCCGCCGTGATATTTCAAGAGGAAGAATTCCTCATAAACGTTCTTTATGTATTCAGGACTGAGGCCAAAAAAATTCAACGGTGAACGGTACCTCCACGACCGTTCCGTATCCACAACTCTCACATTCAAATTCATGTGCCATGGAAATATTTGGGGTGTTATTCTTGTAGACTTCCCGGAGATGTTTAATGTCCCTCGCTGGGACCTTTGTTATGAATTGCGTCAAGGTATCGTTAGTATTATCACCGTTGACTGAAACAATCATGGTCTTTAGGATATCTTGCATGGAGGTTTCGAGTAACCTCTTTTTCCTTTTGGATTCCTGTAATCGACTTAAATACATTTCGTCTTTACCGGTTAATAATCTAGCCTCGACTTCCAGACCGCTATAGGGAAGCGTCACCAGCATGTTCCCTTCAGCGTTCCATTGCACCTCGTTGTTGTCTCCTGCTTCGATGATGGTAGAGGTCGTCAAATCATATCCCACCTCATTGATATTGGTGCATGCAGGACATGTAACCTTTGCGTTATATTCTTCACCGTATCCGGAAATTCGGGTGGCGATCAAAAGCGCATTCCTATCTCCCGTCAACATTTTAGAGGGATCAATCTTCTTATCAGTGATTACACTCTTAAGAAGCCTCTCAAGTGCAACACCCTGTTTTATGAGTGTCTTAGAAGATAAGATATCCTCCTCTTTGGCGGTCATAAAGCGGATTTCCACTGTATCGACACCATGAAGGGGATGCCCTTCGGGGTAATGTCTTCCACGGGATGGAAGCTCTACGAACTCGGTGGGAGTCGCAAATTCGAGACCTCCGCCCAGTTCCAACGCTGCAACCGGATCTGCTGCAGGGGGTTTGGTAGATTCTTGGTCTTTACCAAGTCTACTCTTACTGTTTCTAGCCAATTTTCACCTCGTTTGTTATTTATTGGTTATAAAGTTAAATTATTTATTGTTTTGATTGTTTTGATTGTTTTTGATTGTAGAAAAAGGCTCTCTTAGGGTCGTCCTCTCGTGGAGAAATTTCACACTCTGCCCAGTCATAGCGGAATGTCATTGAAATTTCAGATAAGTCTTCTGATCCATAGTCAAGATCGCCAAATCCTAATTTGATAATGATGGCGTTTTTAAGGGTCCATTTTTCTTGCTCAACCCCCTCTGCATTAATCTGTGTGATGATTACATTAAAGGCTTTTATTTTACTCAATGTTGTGGGCTTATCTGCAATTGCAGAGTTTGGTCCGAGATAACCCATGGTTTCGAGCATCTCTAGAGTCTCGGATGCAGCATCGGGAGAGATGGGGTCTACGAGTACTAAGTTAACTTCATTCCACTCAACAGTACCAGGGAAATAAAACTTATGAGACATATAATTTGCCTCTCCAGTATTGACTGTAATTTCTGGTTTATCGACCGTCTTGGCAAACCAAATCGGACTACTAAGTGCAGTACCATCGGCGGCTCCACCGGCTAACATTACAGTAAACCTGTATTTTCTCTTTGGATCTGTATGATGAGTTGTCCAAAATGCATTTGACATATTTTGTTTCTCCTTAAATGGCCTAGTCGCCTAAAATAATATAGTCTGATATCTTAAAAATCTGAAGATTATTTTACTAGTCTTCAAATGAAGCGCCCTGATTCGTGATAAAGAAATCAAGTGCAATGTACTCAATGGCCTTGGCCGGCTTGAGGAAAATCTTTGCATACATGATATTCTGGTCTACAACATCTGGTGTAGTTGTTGTGTCGTCCAAAATCAATTTGTAATCACTTAGTCCGAGTCGGTTCTTGACGCTTGACAGGAATGGCTCTACGAGAGCAATAAATCTGTTCCACGTTGATTGAACGTTCTGATCGAATAGGACCTGATTTGCATATATGCTAATCTGCTTCTTAACAAAAATCATCATACGGCGTACATTGATTCTATCCAAGGCTGATGGCGTAATCTGTAGGGTCTTTTGACCAAAGACTACGATACCTTCGTTGGGGAAAGAAGCGAGTGGGTTAATGTTTGATTCGTATAGGCTATCTCTGTCTCGTGAACTCAGTTTCTGACTGACGTTCAAGACTGGCAATCCGCCAGCGCCTTGTGAGAGGCCGCCGCGATTGAAGCCGGCTGGTGCGAACCATAATTCTGTTTGGGTATCTGTAGATGCCATTGTTCCTAGTGCAACTACCGAAGGTGGCACCCATAGGCGTGAGTTCGAGGTCGCTGTATCTTGGATTTGAACCCAAGGATAATAAGTACAGCCGTAAGAACTGTCCAACTGGCGTGCGTCCAGTGCTGTTGTTGCGGCACTGACTGAGCCACGGCCTGCGTCTGTTGCATAATCGCTGCCTTCCGTGAAAGGAAGATAGACGTTTGGCAAGTCGATGATTGCCAGAGAGTCGCCACGAGTCTCACAAGTTTCTACAAGGTTACGAGTGATAGTATCGTTGGTGATGCCTGGAATGACTGCTAAATTCATATCTACAACTTCCGGATCATTGATGATCTCGATTGCTGTTCTGATGGTATTGTAGGCGTAATTAGTTGCTCTACTTGCTTCGTCCATTCCACTATTTCTGAATGGCTCAGTTTCTGTAATCTTGAGGCCGTCAAATCCACCGTACATTGGTGCAGTGAAGCGGTCCCAGCCATTGTCGATAACTGTTCTCCATCCTCCCGAGCCCGTAGCGCTTACTGAATAGTCAAGGGCTCTGGAGCCTCCTGCATAGTAGGCATATGATTTGCCATATGGCTGAACTACATTATCTAGACTGAATCTCCACTGTGGGGTTGTCAAAGTTGGACCAACATCGCCGGCGAGTGGGTACACAAAGTCTGCATAATCTGGGCTAAATTGACGGTTAGAATAACCGGTAGTATTTTCCAAGAAAGCATCCGTATTAAGTCCGAAATAGGCATCATCTTGGTTGTAAAGTTCACCTGCAGATGATGAATTTCTCAATACTAATTCTGGGAAGTTCAAGGATGCGGTGTAATCAGCGACTCCACCCGTGGCGAACTGGTAAGAGACGGGCTTTAGATTTGCCGGTGCGGTGCTAGGCGCCACAATGTTTGCCAAACTAACTGATGAAGAGAGTATGACGTTTTTGAATTTAAGCGGGCCCTCAACTCCGAATGGTAGCATATCCGGGGATAACGTTCCGTTCTGGACGACATCGGTCACTTCTATTCGAACATATTTTGAAATATTGTCGTATTCACCCTTTTCAACCAAAACTTTAGTGTCCTGGTCCCAAGTGGAGTGTTTATCACCGATCCTCTTTCCAATATAGTTTTCCGACACTGGATTGAGATTCACTCCCAAGAACTGCTCTACGATCTGTTTATTCTTATCAGTATCGTCGGCTCTTCGCAGAACCAATGTAAATGTTGCATAATTGTTTCTTCCAGAGGTACTGACTGAGTAGGATAAACCCTGAATTGAGATTTTAAGACTATCTTGTACCCATTTTCCTGGCTCTAGGGCATGGACGCGGAAGAGCTTCTGCATGTTAGCAGCGTCATAGGATGCAGGATCCGAAGACAAATCTTGAGAAAAGAACCAGCCAGATGCTCCGGAGGAGTAATCTACACTGTAATCTGCTTTTGCTGTCAAATTAAACGGAACAATCATACCGTAAGAATCGTTTGAAATTGCGCCTTCATTAATCTTCTTCTGAATAAAAGATTCGTAAGACTCTCCGAGCCAATAATACTGTTCTCCGTTGGTCAGATTGGTGGTAGGAGTAACTCCGCCGCGAACTGTTTGAGGGTTAGTATTGAATGCTTTACGAATGAAGCTTCGCGATGACGGGTCAAAGTTAAACTCACTCTTATAGGCTTCCGCGCCGGCGTCGTCCCAAATAATGGCTTTGAATGCAGGGCCTGCGAAGGAGTCAGAATCGGAAGAGGTTCCGAATAGACCACAAACGCCCTCGGTGGTTGCTGTCTGAAGTGCCAGCGAGCCCGTAAGGCCTACGGCGCCGCCAGAATGAACATACCAGACTGCAGCAAGATAGCCTTCCTGTTTACCTGATCCAGTTGGGCAAATGAATAGACCAAATGCTCCACCGTTGGATGCGTAACCAGCAGCAGGTGCAACTGTGGTCCAACCTGCATCACCATCACCGGTGTTATCTACCGACGAAAGGCCAGCGAGACGAATCACGCTGACGCCATCGGTGCTATTTTGTAAATATGCTTGGGCCGCATAAGAGGCATAAGTGGGAGCTTGGTAGTTACCATCTCTCCAGACATCGCCTGTCTTGCGTCCAGGTACAGGTTCTCCAAAAACCTCTACAAATTCGGCAAACGATCTTACCGATACAGGCTCCATTGCGGGGCCTTGGGGTAGGCGTCCAATAATCATGGGGCCTGGTGCCGAATCTGCAGCGGGTAGCTGGGATTGGTCAATTTCTCTGGTAATTACTCCAGGGGATACAAATTTGAATTTTTTAACTGACATTCTAGGGATTCTCCTATAAAAATCTAGATTGTTTTATCACAATAATAAATAGTTTGTTGTTTTTCCAAAGTCACATTATTTATTAGTCTTCTTTCTTTTGAGGAACCCCGGCTTGCCGGTTGCAGAAGGGACTGAAAACTCATATAACTGACTTTGCTCTTTTAAATACTGCTCCTTGATTTCCTCTATTTTGGTATCCGATGCCTTTTCTAACCTCTCAATAGCTCGGATAACACTTATCTCTTTCATCTTGATATTATACAGAAATTCCTTCATATCGTTGTGAGCTTTGGTTATGGCATCTTCATAATTCTTAACCCCAGCACACTCTGTCCACGGGACCTCGATGGTGTCAGGCAATTGTGCGGGCTCATCTGGGACCTCTGTCTTTTCCTCTTTTGATTTATCCGTCATGGGAAGTTGTTCTTTTTTTGAAAATAGGGAAAGCAATTTTTTAAACATCTTGACCTCTCGATGCTTAATTAGTCCTCAAAAAAGAGAACCCCCCCACAAAAGTGGAGGGGCAAGATAAAATCTTTTTAATCGTTTGTTATATCAAATTATGATACGATAGAATATGCTTTCTGTCCGTAGTAAGCGATACGGTCACCTGCGTCAATCGGGCAAG